GAGGTCTGTGAAGTCCATCAGATTGTTTTCGTACTTGTAGTGACGATACGCGCGCTCGACATACTCGAAGTGAAACCATTCGATGTTGATCTGTGAGTGGTTGTAATGCGTCTTCAAGTCAATGCCACGAATGCGAGCGAGGTTGATCTCATTTAAGATAGGGTTGTCTGTGTGTACGACGAACTCGTCATCGCCTGCACTAACCGTCATATCCAAACCTGCGCTACGTGCAAACTCTCTGTAGTGCTCGGGCTTCATGATTTCGTTGTTCGATACTTGCAGACAACGGTAGGCAAGGCTGTGCAGTGTGCGAAACCACGGGAAGTCTGTTTCGGCGTTGAGTTCGTTGAACTTGGCAATCGCACGATCCTTCGCTTCATTAGCCGCTTTGCGCGTGAACGCAAAGTAGCCAATGGAACGAGAGGGCACAGCGTTTTCTAACTCCTGTTCTACGAGGTTCAGGAGGTAAGTCGTCTTGCCCGACCCCGGAGGGCCGAAGACTTTATGAATCTTCATCGTTGGAGTTTCTCCACAAGATGATCGGCTGAGTATCGCCTGCATACTTGAAGACAAACTCACGCTCGATGAACTCTGCGGCTTCGTGCTCACCCATACTGTCTTCTTCGATCAGGATGCGAACCATTACGAGGGCGTCGTATACCAAACGCTCGACCAACTGTTCGCCATGCCATGTGGTGCAGATACCGAGTTCGGCGTCTTTGAATTTTTGTAGTTCGAGGATTTCCATTAGAACGGCGCTCCTTTCTGTTGTGGTGTTTCGAAGGGTGTCTCTTGACGCGTGAACCGTGGTACTCGCCACGCGCGTATTGCCCGGCCTTTCAAGAACAAACTGATCGGCTCACCGCCCATGTCACGAATCTTCTGTGCCATGCGAGGTGCGCTCATGCTGTTAAAGCCACTACGCTTTAGATGTGCTTCGAGGTCTTTCATTCGGAAGTACACACGTGCTTCGTCTTCGTCTGTCCAAGGACGGCCCATGAGAATCTCTTCGCGGTCCATCGCTTGCTGCAAATGTGTGGTGAACTCTTCCAACAGGTCTTGGAAGCGCCCGCTGTATGAACAGTTGATCAGTGTCGAGTTCGATGCGACGATTGTTGACATCCAAGAACCACAGGGGCGGCTCGGAGTTGTACTTGGTCAGACTCGATATTTTGGGTGCGTCAGGACCCTCTGCACCGATGCCGTGTTTACGTGTGCGGCACAGGCCTGCGTTGCAGAAGGAGTTAAGTGGTGCGTCCTTGCACTTGTACTTGTAATCTTTTTTGTGAAGCTGTTTCGTGATCACCTGAAGTTCGTTCATGGGCAGTGGTGGCCCCATGTACTTCAGGTTGTATTCCATCAGCTTATCTTCCCAATTGCTGGGTGTCGCTTTCTTGAGGTAGACCGCGATGTTAAATAGGCCGTTGTTGCGAGTGCCTTCCGGAAATCCCTGATTGCATAGCGATTGTAGACACGGAGGGCCGTCTTTGATGGGCGCGTCCGCATCTTTCTTTTCCTCTTCCGGATGAACGAGCGGCACATCTTGAACGTATTGTTCGTAAATCCCGCAGAACTGATCAATTGTGGCAGCCGTGCCATCATCATTGATCGCGTAACGCAGGGTTTCATCGCCCCCGAAATACGGAAGGTTAAGGAAGTTACCCGTGTCACCGCGCTCAACAAGGACTTCAGTTTGCTTCGGAAAGATTTCACGACCACTTTCTCCCAGTATGCTTGCACACGTATTTAAGTAACGCTGCATCTCTGCAGCAGCGATAGGTTCTTTAGTAAACAGGAATACATGAGCGCCGCCTGACTTACTGCGGCACACAACCAGCGGCAGTTTTAGCCGACGAATCTTTTCCACCAGTCCCTTATGGTCAAGCGGATACTGGTCAATATCAATGCAGCCCCATATGCAGCTGTTGTCAGGACGAATAGGAATGATGCCAAGAGAAGGCTCAACGCCCTGAAGGTGAGCAGCCCAAAGGTCATCCGTGGGTGGTTTCCGAACGACAACCGCCTTGCCTGCTTGCTTGCCGCTACCTGTCTCGCGTTCGATTTTATAGGTTCCATAGGCAATGTTCGACCCCTCGAAGATAGCCTTGAATTTGGCGATATCAGTCATTTCTGCTTTCTGTAGAGAAGAAAAGGGCCCTACTACCTAATGGGTTCGGGCCCGTGAATCAGAAAGGAGTTGCGCCTGCTGGTGCAGCTTGCTCGTCGCTATGGCTCACTTTCACATCACCTGCGTTGATCGAGTCAGCAAATGACTTCGCTGCAACGTAGACATCTTCGCTTTCCACGCTACCAATGTGCTCTACTTCCCAACCAAACCACTGACCCTTGTCATTGCTTTCCTTGACAGTGCTCAGGCGATAAGTTTGAGAATACATCGGAGGCGTGTACAGACCGTTCTTGCCCATCAACTTCGCGCTTTGCATCATGCTGTTCCACTTGCGTGACTTCTTAAGCTGCGTGGACTTCATGACGATCAGTGCAGGGCTAGGGATACCTGTGGCATCCAACACCATGACGTAATGGTTCGCGGTGTTCTCGATGTAATTGCCGTTATCGAGATAGTCTTTGTTCTCTCCGGCAACCCGATGCGTTTTGGAGAGGATGTCGCTAGTACTGGGGTAATACGCTATAGGTGCGCCAGAGCCGCTGCCACGCGGTGCCCACTCAATGTACTGACGTACATAGGCACAGGGGACAACCAGAATACCCTTCTTGCCATCGAAGAGTTCCCCTGTAACGCTGTTATAGATCATACCCGGCATTGCACCGTCTAGTGAACCAACTTCTGGCGAGGTGTTGGTTAACAAGCGGAGAAACGGAAGAGCAAAGTCATCCTGATTCATGCCAGCGAAACCGGACTGCGCATCCTCTTCAAAACGGTTCGTTAATACTGCAATCGCATTAGCGTTTGTCTTGACTTCTGCAACGTCTGCTTTACCCATGATTAATGCTCCTTGTGTCGTTAAACGGATTTAATTGTCGCTTTTTGGCCGATGTAAGCGCCGAACAAATCAGATGGGAATTCGCGACCCTTCTCCACCTGCTCTTTCACCCATGCCTTCAAGGTCATAGGCTCAACCTTTTCTGCTTGCTCAACGGGATAACCTGCGTCCCGTAGTGTCGCAACTGCCATAGCACAGAGTGCTTCTTCACCGCGACCAAAGCGAACAGAGATTGTGTTCTTGATGATGTCGTCGTAGCCGTGTTCACGCAGCCACTGGAACGCCTCAGAACGCTTCGCTTCTGTGATCGACGCGCTGTAGAACGCCTTGATCTCAATCGATGAACCATCGTCCATCTTGAAGCTCTTCATGCCGAGACTAGTCAGTGCTTCGGGAATGACTTCTTCTGTCAGCTTGCGGTACTGCTCTTTCCGCTGCTTGAGCTCTGTCTCGAAGTCTTCGATCTCTTTCTCAAGAGACTTTGCACGACGCGCCATCTGTGCCACGCCTTGTAGATCGTTATCTGCGATCTGCAGGGCATTGGCATCTTGTTCAAACATATTCGTCAAACTCATAACTTTCTCCTTTCTTGAATGCATTGTTAAAGTCGATCTGGATCGGGATATATCGTCGCTCCCGCTTGTCCCACTTCAAACACTTGAATCGTCCGTTGTTACGTTGTGCTGCAACGACGGCGACGATACTCATGGCGGTGGGATCGCCAATGAATAAAAGATAATCCTCGTCAGAGAAGTTTTCAAGTACCCGATACGCTCGACGCACTGTCGGTGCAACAGAAAAAGCAACCTGTGCATTTGGCGGCAAGATGGTAACGATGTCTCCAAAGTCCAAAGCAGACGATATGTTGTGCTGCCCTGTTTCGGAAACGCAATAGACTGTAGGCACTTCATTTCTCCTTTCTAGGTACGAGCGATTAGTATATACTTGCTTTCAGGGATTTTGCAACCCCTACCAGAAAGGAGAATTGCTATGGACGAATTTTTGCAACGCTACCCGTATAAGAACAAGCCTTTCCTGCATCAAGAGGCCTATTTGACTAGGTTTTGGGAGAAGCAAGTGGCCGCTCTCTTTTCAGAGATGGGCACGGGCAAGAGCTTCATGTTGATCAATAACTTGGCAATGTTGTATGACCAAGGGCATGTGAATGCTGCGCTGATCATCGCGCCCAAGGGTGTGTATCGTAACTGGATGGATACAGAAATACCCAAGCATATGCCAGAACATATTGTTTATCGCATGGCGCTCTGGAGTCCCAGCCCGAAGAAAGCAGAAAGAGAAGCGTTAGATAAGTTGTTCGAGATCAGTGAGGATTTAAAGATTCTCATCATGAACATCGAGGCATTGTCCACAGATAAAGGCGTTAAGTTCGCTAGTAGGTACTTACTTGCGCATGACGCGTTTATGGCGATTGATGAATCGACCACCATCAAAACGCATACAGCGGCACGGGCAAAGAATTCGGTGAAGATTGGCAAGCAGGCCAAGTACAAGCGGATTATGACGGGCTCGCCTGTGACGAAGAATCCCTTGGACCTGTTTCAGCAGTGCATGTTCCTTGATCCGCGATGCTTGGGGCATGAGAGTTTCTACACGTTTCAGGCTCGGTACGCAGTGCTGCAAGAGCGGCAGTTGGCGACGCATAGCTTCAAGCAGATTCTGGGCTTTCGGCATTTGGAGGAGTTGCGGGAGAAGCTGGATCGGTTCAGTTTCCGTGTGACGAAGGACGAGTGTCTGGACTTGCCGGATAAGCTATATGCCAAGCGGGAGGTGGACCTAACCGAGGAGCAGGCCAAGGCGTACAAGGAGATGCGGCTGATGGCGCTGGCCTTGTTCAAGGAGGGCGAGGTCTCTACGGTGAACGCCCTGACCCAGATCATGCGGCTACATCAGATCGTCTGTGGGCATGTGAAGCTGGATAACGGGACGGTGTTGGAGTTACCGAATAACCGGATCAAGGAGCTCATGAACATTGTCGAGGAGTCGGACGGCAAGATGATCATCTGGGCCAACTACCGGCACGATATCGAGGCCATCAAGCTGGCCCTGTCCTCGGTCTACGGCATGAACTCGGCGGCGGCGTACTACGGGGACACGGAGACGAATAAGCGGCAGGAGATCGTCAACGACTTCCAAGACCCGAACAATCCCCTACGGTTTTTCATCGGCAACCCTACCACCGGGGGGTATGGTTTGACGCTGACGGCGGCGAATCTGGTGGTGTACTACAGCAACTCCTTCGATCTGGAGAAGCGCCTGCAGTCAGAAGATCGGGCGCACCGGATCGGCCAGACCAAGAATGTGACCTATATCGACCTGATCAGCCCCGGCACGGTGGATGAGAAGATCGTCAAATCCCTACGTGACAAAATTAACATCGCCACACAGGTGATGGGAGAGGAACTGAAATCATGGCTAATTTGATCCCCGTCAAGAATCTCTACACCTACGAACGGCTGGAACGCATTGAAACGCCTAGGGGCCGCACCTACCGCCGGGGCGACGACACGCCTGTTTACAGCGTTACCAACATTCTTGACAAGACGAAAGACAAAACTTCGCTCGAAGCGTGGGCTGCACGGGTTGGTGCCGCTGAGGCAGAAAGAATTAAGAACGAAGCCGCGCATGTGGGTACGGCCATGCATTTCGTCATTGAAAGATTCTTGGAGGGAACAGCATTACCTCCAGCAGAGGATTGGCTGCAGATGCGGGGCTATGAAATGGGCCACCGATTGATCAACGAGCACTTCAGTTCGCTGGATGAAGTCTGGGGTTCAGAGGTCCCTTTGTACTATCCCGGCAAGTACGCGGGGACGACTGACTTGGTAGGCGTGTTCCGTGGGCGACCGGCCATTGTGGACTTCAAACAAAGCCTGAAGCCGAAGCGCTATGAATGGATCACAGACTACTTCCACCAGCTCTCGGCCTACGCCTTGGCGCACGACATCGTCTACGGCACGGAGATCAACTTCGGTGTTGTACTGATTGCTGTACAAGACGGCACGACCCAAGAGTTCACGACCACGGGCCGGGACTTCGAGCGTCAGAAGAAGGAATGGCTGGAGCGGGTGGAGAAGTTCTTGGCTAAATCTTCCGAAACCTAGCGGTCTTCACGGCAATGCGTTTTGGCTGCTTGACGAACTGCTTGCCAGCTTTCTTCCCTGCCCGCTTTGCCCGTGTCGTAGCGAGATAGTCTTCCGGGCTCAGGGACTTGATGGCCTTCTCGGGCAGGTATCTCTCTCCGGTGACGGACGAGGGCTTGCCACTTTTCGTGGTCCATTTCTGTTTGCCCCATGCTTTCAGGCTTAACTGTGGCTTCTTCACTTGTAGCCCCCGCCGCTGGCTTTGTATTTCTTCGCCAGCAGCTGGGCCTTGCGGGCCGACCATTGACCTGCAGCGGTCCCCTGCGTGGCAGAGCCTTTGATCTGCTCAAACAAGCGCTTGCGCATCGTCGGCTTCGTGTAGTTGGCGGACTGGTTGACCTTGGACTTCGTGGTTTTTTTCACCGCTCCTCCTTTTTTCATGCCAGCGGGCTTCTCTTCTTTATCTTGAAACGATCTTAATGCTTTAGGAGCCGTTTCCAACGAAGTAGCATAGAACGCACGTTCCGCAGTTTTTAAAGCTTTATCCTTTACCTCTTGTTTTACTAAGTCTTTCCTTGAAGGCAGCTTATTGTCTTTAATCTTTTTCAATTCATACTGCGTCCAATATTCTGCCTTCTCTTTGAGTTCTTTTTCAGGCACCTTACGTCCCTGTGCCAAGGCATCGTCAGCCATTCGGCGCAG